TTGCGCTGTGGTTTGATCTACTGAGATGTTGAACTTGCAGTTCGGATAAAACTTCGACAGTTCGGTCACGATCTCGACCAATGCTGCCAGACCACTCGTCTCTACCGGACGACCATCGGCTAATTGTTTGGAAGTCGATTTCATCGCCCACGCATAAAACGTCATCAGGCTTGTATTTTCTGATGAATTGGGCGACATTCTTGACTGCTTTCTTATCTTCAAAGGGAACTTGTAAATCCGATATAACGACAATGCGCTTAATCGTCTTCTTCCTCATCCTCGTAGGGCGACTGATCGGGATTAGGGATAATCCAATCGGGAAGGCGCATCTGTTCTTCTATGTACCAGCGCGACTTATCTTCACCATAACCAGCCCTGACTAGAGCTTCATAACACTCAACAATTTGTGTAGCCCAAATATCTATGGGCTTTAGCGGTTCGCCTGTCTTACGCGCTGCGCTTTCCTTGCGCTTGCGTTTAGCGGCTAGTTCGCTTTTTGTTGGTTTTCTTGCGCTCATTAGTAAGCAATTCTAGAACCATGCGTTCAAGTTTATCGATGCGCGACACGATGTTTGATGCTTCCAATATACCCGGCACTTCATGACGAATAATGTAACGAAGCCCGCCGACAATAAGTGCGCAGCATGAAAGGATGGCAGCAACAAACGCTGCCCATTCTGCTGGAGTCATCGCCGACCGAAAGCCGTATCGTTAGGATTGAGCCAACGGAGAATAACCGGCAGACTCGCGACCAGAGCGGCATTGACAATTGCAGGTGCATCCCAACCCACCGCTAGGTAGGTTGCTATTCCTGCTGCTAGAAAAGATCTTGCCCAGCTTGCGGCTACTGCTTTTAGTTGTCCCATTGATAGGTTCTCCTGTTAGTAAAGGGATTCTGAACATGCTGCCATCATGATCGCCCTTGGCAGTAAAGCTGCAATGAATATGTGTTTTGTGTGGGTTAATGCCTTTGTAAACTCTCCACTTGTAATTACCACGCCATGAAGCAATCTTGCCATTGAAGATTATGTAAGAAATTCGTTTATCAGATCTGGCAAGTAATCGAAGCTGATCAGCAAGGTCGAACGTTTCGGATTTGTGAGATCGCAAATCAGCATCAATGTCGATGGCACGTACAATTCCTTCATTAGTAGGATTGTGATCGGACTTACGAGCTGCATGCTTCGCATCACCGATCCAGCCATCACTAGTTCGATCTCTATCGGGAAACGCATCGTCTATCTGCTCGCGTAACTGTTGCCCCGCTTTACACAGTTTCGGCATTAAATTCCAAGAGCTAACTTTAATTGACCTAAATCTAACCCTACCGTAGCCAATTTTTCTTCGATACTTGGTTGGGCCGTTGTAATTGTTCCGTTGTGTTTTGCCACAATTTTAGCCGCCTCTGTTTTGTTATCGGTTTCAAAACCAATCGTGCCGTCAGAATAGTCAAAAATTTCATCAACGAGAATACTAGCCGCGGCTAATTCGTCTTTTAGTTCAGCACCATTCAAGTTAGTTGGTTTGTCAAATGTTTGCATTATGCTCCTAAATAAACGCATCCGAATTTAGTTCTAAACGTGTCGATGCTATCACCTTGTACGTCTAGACTTCCGCCTGATTTTTGATAACCTGTCATTTCAACGTAATCGCCAGCATTCAAATTAGCAATAATTTGACCATTAACTCTTGTATCTGAACCGCTTTCCGAATTGGCACTAATACGCGTTGGAGCTGCAATTGTTGAAGAACCATTTTTTGTAAAGTTTATTGCTCGTGAACCTGTGGCATTCGCAGCAAAACTAGCGTAACCAATAAATAGATATTTTCCGCCTTTGCCTGTTGGAATTGTAATTCGACCTGTATTTGTGGAATTGTCGTGAAATCCATCTGTGTCAATTTCTTCAGCAGTAAATGTCAAAACCGTGGTCGTGTCATTTGATAAACTTTGGTTTGAAGATTTATACAAAAAACAACCGACAAAACTTGGCGTTCCGCTTGATGCTGTTGCCCATGTAGGAACTCCACCGCTTACGGTCAATACCTGTCCAGTCGTACCAATTGCTCGCTTTGATAAAGTATTTGAAGCTGACGCATAAAGTAAATCGCCAGTCGTATAGGTCGTTTGCGCAGTACCGCCATTTGTTGCGGATACTGGTGCGCTTAAACTAATGGTTACGTCGCCTGAAGTTCCACCACCAGTTAAACCAGTTCCAGCGGTAACACCCGTAATATCGCCTGATGAACCGATCGAAACCCAATTAGAACCATCATAAACTTCTACCGCATTTGTGTCCTGTAAATAGGAAACCATGCCTTCAGCTAGTACGCTTGTTAGCGCGCTGGTGCGTGCAGCCGAACTTGCAAAGACCATAACGGTCTGCTCGTTCAAATATGTGTTTACCTGAGCTGCGGTTAAGACGTCGCCCGTCTGAAATAACTTATATCCTGCGCCTGCCATGTCTCTCCTTAGTAGCTCAGCACGTTCGTGCCTAGTATACCGCTAATTGATGAATTTAATACGAATCCAGCCAATAAAGGCTCAGCCGTAAACAAGGTTGTATTCCAGCTTGATTTCGTAATGTCGTGATGGATGCCGTTAATAAGGCTTGCCTGTGTGATGGTGGTACTACCCGGCATTGTTTTGGTTACGGTCACACCATCAAGCAATTCAATGTCCACACCCGCCTTCGGCTTATTTGGGTTGGTATCGTCATAAAGGTTAAGGGCAATGCTGTCAATGCGGATTTCAGGATCCTTACGAGTAGCAAGGATGCCCTGCGCTTGGTTTAGGGCTTCGGCATCGGTTTGGACAAGGATGCCTGTACGGTTGCCTGAGTGTAAGAAATAGGTGTCAATGCTGGTCTGATCAAAAGCGTTTTGAGCTGTCCCGCCTGCGCGGGTGACGGTGACATCATTGAGGATCTGAGTGTCATCAAAAGCCACCACGGCGTTTGTATAACTAATGTCTGAGCCTGTATCGGAGAAGGCGTAAACGGATGTGGCTGGACGGCTGATTAGGTTGGTTCGGCTGATAAAGGTGGCTTGCCCTTCGGCATCGATAAAGAATCCACCGAACTCGCTATTTTCTACCGTTTGCAGGGCTTCTAAGGCGGTTCTGGTGGTTCCGGGATCCGCTTGTAGGGTTGAGTCACCTGTGTCAATAGATCGTAGGCTTACAGGGAAGGCTATGTCGTCTAGTATGGCATTGACGCGAGCGCCTGAAAGCTGACCCGCAGGGGTTGAAGCCACGGTTGTAATGCCTGAACCAGCAAGCAATTTGGTGGCGTCTACGCACCGAAGCGTGACGGTTGATAAATCCTCATTGCCTTGGCGGAAGCCCGTGTCATAATCAGTAATGAAACCCGAAAACAAGAAATACTGAACGCCTAGGTAATCAGCGTAAATAATGATTTGGCGCAATGGCACTAGGTTTGGGTAATAGGCTCCAGCTGGATTAAGCGGGTTCCAATCGCCGTTTTGATCATAAAGAATTACGTCAGCTGCGCCAAACTCGAATTTGGATGTAATGCGGTTGCGTCCACGGCGGATTCCAACCCGCGTAACCAAACTTGTTATCTCAACCGGTAACACGCCTGAACCTAGGCGATTAGTTCCCAAAATACCTTTAGTGGCTGAACCCAATATCAAAGGATTGGTTTCGTAAGCGGTATCTGAATCAAAGTCTACAAAAACCCTGAGCGTTGGTGCTGGCATTAAATTGCCACCGAACTTAAAAGTATGCCTTGTCCGTTTCGCTGATTGCGATAAATTTGATTGATCAGCATCTCTGCTAGATCACCATCACTAATTACTGATCCTTCTACGTTTACTGTGACTTCGATGTTAGGGTTGCCACCCGATTCGATAAGCATTAACTCAGCCAAAGCTAACTCGGATGCGGCCAATGCTGCTAACGCGTCCGCATGAGCTTCTACCGCAGGTATAATAACTGGGTCTCCTGCCACATAGGCAGCTGCGGCAGCTGGATCCAAAACAGAGTTAGGGCTAGGAGTTCCACCTAATGCAGCTGCGTTCGTGCCGTTTATGTAGACATTATTGGCATTAACGTCCATTCGTTCTAGCTTTGTGACAGTCATATTTTTCTGGTCTAAAACTAAACCTTTTTCAGCAAACAATGTTTCTATTGGAATTTTAATATTAAGTTGTTTTAAAAGTGTTTGTATGCGAGCAATTGTGCCGGGCCAATCGGCAAATGGATCGCCCACCATTTCATCAAGACCATCGAGCAATAATGCCAATTCTTGTGCAGCCGCTTCGGCTTTAATTAACTGACCTTCTAAAATAATGGCTCGCTTAACATCCTCATCAAGAATAGCCTGCATGAGCTCTAGGCGTAGTCGTTCTACGTCATTGATTTTGCCACCGAGCGCAGCCTGAATCTGAATACGGTCTAACTCAAAACGCTTATTAATTTCTTCAATAATCTTAGACTCGGTGTTTTGCTTTTTCTTTTCAGCCGTGACTTTTTTCTCGTTAGCAAGCCGCTGATTAGCAGCGCGCTTTTCGGCTTTGCTTAGCGCATTTTGCGCACGTAATTGTGCAGCAGCAGCTTTCTCAGCAATCCTAGCCGCAGACCCCATACGAGCAGCGTTTGCAGAACTAAAAGATTGACCAACCTCACCAAAGATAATAGGCCCAACGACATAGTTACTAAACTTCTCAAATAGTGAGAGAACGGCATTAGCCGCACCGCTTTTGCTAATTCTGCCTAATTGCTCAATTATTTTATCTGCAAATGAAATAGAAGCGGCAGCGGTCTTACCCATGACGCTACCTAGCGTGATGATGTCTTTTTGTAATTCTTCGACTTCAATTTGCGAATCTTGTAACCCTTGAACGAGTCCCTTACCAAATGCTTCTTTGGCTTGATCTACGGCCTCGGTCAATCTCGCCATTTTGCCTGCAAAAGTGTCAGTAGCAGCAGCAGCCGCGCCCTCAAAACGATTTTGCAAATCTAAGAGTACGTCCTCAAAACTACGGCCTTTCAATTCAGCCGTTGTGTAACCAATGCGCAATCTAGCCAATGCGGTTGTTTCGCCTTTGTAGGCTCTTTGTAATGCCACCGAAACTGCCTGTAAATCCTTGCCAGCACCTAAACTTACATCTAGGGCGGTTGTAAGAATCTTTTGTGCGGTTGTTGCATCGCCTGTTGCTTGAGATAAAGCAACAAAAGCATTGGTCAATTCCCCACCAGTTTTACCAGTAGCTAACGCCAATTTGTCAATAAATTGGTTTAGATATGGTGAAGCAAATCCTAGATTGACGCTTTCTAACTGAGTAGATAATAGTTGCGCTTCTCTTTGTGCATCGGAGAAAGCCTTAACCGAAGATTTGCCAAACTGAACGATTTGTCGAACTGAGAAAACCGCCACAAACGTTTTGGCAAGATTGGCAAAGTTTCTATTGAGTTTCTGTGTCGCAGTTTCGGCTTTCTTAAAACCTTTGTCTTTGAACTCTGACGCAATATCAATGCGAATGTTAGACATTAGGCAGCCTTTCTAACGGTAGCGCGTTGCTTAAATAATCTTGATGCTTTGTCAATGGCTCTAAAGGTAGCATCCAAAGCCTTACCGTTATTTTCTGCGTATGCAGCATAAAGCAAGCGACCTTTCAACCTGCTCTTATTGTCGTACTTTTTCAAAGGCCCAACGGCGTTCATACGACCAACGAAAAATGCGCCGGCATCAGGGTTATTTGATTGACCAATTTCTTTAGAACTTTGCCCGTAGCCGCGACTAGCCTTTTGCATACGACCACGTGGATTTTGGCTGCCAGAGGTTTCTACGATTGCTCCTACGGCTGATTTATTTAATAACGAATATAGGCTAGAAAACCCGGCACTATTTGGCTTGCTACGAGCTATGGAATACGTCAAACCGCGCTTAATCACGTTGCTATTGTATTTTGGAAAGCCACGATAGCGTGACGTTCTAGATTTTGGCTCAACCCCTTTATCTTGGAAATTATACATATTGCCCGGAACTGTACCGGGAACTTTTGCCTTAGCGTCTGCCGTAACTTCTTTCAATGCCACACGGATCTCATCGTTCATTTGCTTAAGCAAATCAGGGGCAAACTTTTTTAGAGCCTTCTTAAGCTCTGGTACGCCTTCGACCACGACCGGCATTTTCCCTGTCTTTCGCTTGTTGCTTCAGAACTTCATAAAAAGCCTTCAGCAAATCCGTGTCCATGTTAATAAACTCGCTAGGCGCGATCCCTGTGTGGATGCTCAGTTGAGCAATCTTATACGTGAAGGAATCGCGCGTTAGCCATTTGGGGAATCATCTGCAACCACGTCCACCGCAGCTAGTGTGTCCAAAAATGCCGCCCCGAAAGGTTTGACATCTGGAGCATCTGCGCGGCGCAGACATTCCCACGCAAGCCAATAGATATGTTCTTGTTTTTCATCTTCACGAAAGGCTTTGTGAAAACCTTTGCGAAATTGCTGCTCAAAAGCATATTCAACGGCGGGAGTAATCGAGTGTGTCGATTTTGTCCCGTCAGCCCTTGTCACTATTAACATTGCCATTGCCCATTACTCCTTGTTTAGAACGTGCCGGTGTCGGCGATTGTCACGACCGAGTTTAGCGTGAAAGTGATGTCCTGTGTACCAATGTCGCCTACTCCACCGTTGATAGGTGTCAAGTTATTGACCAAAATATCAAAAGTGTAAAGTGGGTTGGTTGCACCGACAGCAGTAAGTTTTTCCTGCAACATCTTTACAGCAACGGTTGTACCGAAAGCTGCGCGAAGTGTCGCCATGACGTTTGCAGCAGCAGTATCGTTTAGGAACGAAACTGTAAGTGTGCCTGACTCCAAGCCCTTAACGAACTTGTGTGCGGTGTCGCCCATAGCAGTTACTTCAAGTTCATCTGCTACTTGGTTAAGGGTGACGCTGGTTACGTGGTCGCTAAGATCGACTGCGTTGATCTTAAGACCGACCTTGTTGTTTAAGAAAACTGCCATGTTGGCTATTCCTCGTCTTTCTTAGCGGTTGGGGTTGGTTTTGGTTCTGCGGGCTTTACCTGACCGATCTTGGCAAGAAAAGCCTCGCGCTCTTTGTCTGCATCAGCCATGTTTAGCTCCAATCTGAGAGAACGCTGATAGATACTTCACCGGAGAGCAAATCTCCTGCTACACCGGTCAAGACTGCTGGTGCGCTGAAAGTCCCAATGGAGTATGCAATACTCGATGCTTCCAGCTTGTTTACTATGTTCAAATAATAATCTTCAATGTTAATTAGGTTGCCTTGGTTATCAAACATTGGCGCAAGCACAATAAGTTTGAAATTGACCTTAGGCTTCACCGTCTTGTAATGGTCGTTGCTTGGCTCGATATAAGGGTCGCCGGGTTGTACCACGATGCTGTTAGCAAGGGGAGTGGCAGGTGGGAAGGAAAACA